GAACAATGTAAAAATAAAAATATGGAGGAAATAGAAGATATGAAATTTAAAAAGAAAGTTTTAGATGCCATTACAAAAGCATTAGATAGTATTAAAGATGCCGATGAAGAAGATGATGAAGATAAGAAAAAAGAAATGGCAGATAAAAAAGCAAAAGATGAAGAAACGGCTAAAGTTGAAGAGTTGAAAGCAATTAGAGACAAGCTTGCCAAAGATGAAGATTTATCAGAAGAGGAAATGGAAAAGCTTGAAAAAGATGCTGATATCACCGAGGAAGAAAAGGCAAAAATAAATGATAAACGAATGGCCAAAGATAAGAAAGCCAAAGATAAGAAAACCGGTGATGAAGAAGGTGATGAACATGAAGAGTGTTTAGAGAAACAGGTAGAAAAACTTACCAATATTGTTGAAGCACTTGTAACTTCTACTGGTGAAGCACAGGCAAATTTTGATAAAAAGTTTAAAGATGTTGAAGCCAAAGTTGAAGAGCTGAAAGCTTTAGACAAGAAAGCAAAAGATGCCGATGAAGAAGATGATGAAGAGAAAGAGAAAATGGAAGCTAAAGACTGTGATACAGTCTGGCCGGAAGTAGCTGCAAAAGCAGATGTATTAGCCCCTGGAATTAAATTAGTTAAACCTACTAAAGACTATATGAAATCTTTAGATATAATTAAAAGGGAAGCGATAAAAGCTGCTTATACTTCTGATAAAGATACTATTGCTCCAGTAGTTAAGATTAAAACTATTGATAAACTTTCTGGAGATTCTTTAGATGTAGTATTTATTTCGGCGGCTGAATTGATTCAGAATAGAAATAATATAAAGACGAAAGATTCTGTAGTTTTTAAAAGTAAAGAAGCACAGAGTGAAATACAGAAAATACAAAAAGCAAACAATGATTTTTGGAAAAACAAAAAATAACTTTTTTTAATGGAGGAATAAAAATATGAGTAATGCTTATTTATACAGAATGCCAGTTGGTATTGCTGGTGATGTTACAAGAAAAGAACAGTCTACAGTTGAAGCGCAGGTGATGGATTCTTCTACTCCTGTTACAGTATTTGGTGTTCCGGTTCAAATGGTTTCTGGAAAGATTCAGCCACTTAGTGCTAGTGATGATGTAATTTATGGATTTTTGGTTCGTCCTTATCCTACTTCTTACACTTCAAATGAAGCTCTGGCAACTGCAACCCCTTCTACTACCCTTGCTGCAAATATTTTACGCAGAGGATATATGACAGTAAAGAATACGGCGGGAACTCCTGTTAAAAATGCACAGGTTTATTATGTGACGGCAACAGGTTTGATTTCTGCTTCTTCTTCTTCTGCTACTGCCATTACAGGTTGCTATTTTATGGGCGATGCTGATTCTGATGGTAATGTTGAAATTGCATACAATCTTTAATTCATAAATAAATAATTTGGAGGAAAAATAAAATATGTTGACATACGATAAATATACTTTAGATAGTACGGGTGCTTTCCTGATTGGAGAGCTTGAAAGATTAGACCAGACACTGCATGAACCATTGGTAAGTGTAACCTGGGGACGTGATATTGATTTAAGGGAAGATGTAAGTATTGCTGATGAATCATCCAGCTTTACAAATTCGTCATTCGCGAATGCTGGTGGCTTGACTGGTACTGGTAAAAACTGGATAGGCAAGAATAGTAATGCTATTACTGGCCCATCTTTGGATATCGGAAAGACCAGTTCTCCTTTGTATCTCTGGGGCGCTGAAGTTTCCTACACCATTCCTGAATTGCTTTCAGCACAGCAGTTGGGCCGTCCGGTTGATGCTCAGAAATATGCAGCGATGCAGATTAAGTATCAGATGGATGTAGATGAAATGGTATATATTGGAGATACTTCTTATACTAAATATGGATTGGTAAATTCAACATCTGTAACTTCAGCTTCTGTTGCTACTGGTGCTGCTGGCGGAACTACTTGGGTAACCAAAACAGCGGATGAAATTTTGTATGATGTTAATACATTAATTGAAACTTGCTGGGCTGCGTCTGCTTTTGTGGTTTGTCCTTCTAAGCTTCTGTTGCCTCCGGCTCAGTTTGCTTATATTGTTAGCCAGAAAGTTTCTACTGCCGGTAATATTTCAATCCTTCAGTTCTTGGAAGATAATTGTATTTCCTTGAAAGTAAATGGAAAGAAATTAGACATTCAGCCTTTGAAGTGGTTGACTGGTCGTGGTACTGCTGCTGGTTCTCCTTCTGCTGCAACCGATAGGATGGTAGTTTATACACAGGATAAAAACCGTGTAAGATTCCCGCTGGTACCTTTGCAGAGAACACCCCTAGAGTACCGGAGTATATATCACTTATGCACATACTACGGTCGCGTTGGTTGCGTAGAATTCGTCTATCCGGAAGTTGTTTATTACAGCGATGGCATTTGATGATAAGGAAAAATTGAATGATTATTTATAAAATTGTTAGCAAATTAAATGGCAAGATTTATATTGGACAAACCAAATATAGCCTTGACAAAAGAATTGCTCAACATATTAAAGATAATAAAACTCCAGTCCAGAAAGCCATAAACAAGTATGGGCTGGAGTCATTCGAAGTTTCAATAATCGATGAAGCAGATACAAGAAAAGAATTAAGCGAGAAAGAAGTTTATTGGATAAAAGAATTAAATAGTAAAGCTCCTAATGGATATAATTTAACCGATGGTGGCGATGGCTTAATTAATCCAACAAAAGAAACAAGAGAGAAAATAGGAAAAGCTTCTTCAATAAGAAATAAAGGTTCTATTGGTTGGAATACAGGTCTAACAAAAGAGACAGACGAAAGAGTCGCGCAGCAAGCTGAAAAACTTATTGGAAGAAAACAAACAAAAGAAAGTAACGATAAAAGAAGCAATTCATTATCTGGCAAAAGTAAATCTGAAGAGCATAAAGACAATATGAGGCGTCCACATATTATGTCTGCCGAAGGCATAGCCGCAATAGCTCTTTCAAATAATGACCCAGAGAGATTAAAAAACGCATCTATAAGATTTTCAGGTGAAAGCAACCCTTCTAAAAACCCAATAGTTGCAAATAAAATAAGTAAAGCTGCAAAATTAAATGCTGCATTAGGAATAGGGAATACAGATTATTTTTCTACCCATAAATTTTGTGGGAAAGAGAATAGAAATTGGAGAGGCGGAAAGAAGAAAGTTTTATGTGCCAATAAAGATTGCGGTAAATATTTTGAAGACAGACCTAACGGGAATAGAAAATATTGCAATAGAGAGTGTATGGGTGCCGACTCTGAAAGAGCAAAAGCAATAAGCGACAAACAAAAAGGTAAAGTGCTTTCCGATGAGCATTTAGCCAATATTAAAATAGCTCAACAAAAAAGAAGAGAAAAAGAAAAACAAACAAAAACAAAAGGAGAATAAATAAAATGGCAAGAGTAAAAGTCAAAAGAGTAGTTCAGTTACCGGACAAAGATAAAACAGTACTTAAGCCGGGAGAAGGAATGATTCATACAATTAATGATGATTTAATGTCTCATTGGTTTATACAGGGAATGGTCGAATCAGGAGATATTATAATTGTAACTGAAGAGAATCAGAAACAAAAAGTACTTCCTTATAATAAACCGAAGGTTGCAATTTCACCAAAGGTAGTAGAAATCAAACCTCAAGATGACAAACTTGTTGTTCCCAGAATAGAAGTTAATTATTTAGAAGAGAAAGCACCTGTTGTTGTAGAAGCTAAAGTTGAAGAAGTTAAGGAAGTTAAATCTAAAATCAATAAGAGAAAATAATTATGGCATTTACAATTTTACAATTTAGAACTGACTTTCCAGAGTTTGCTTCAACCAGCCCTGAAATATTTACCGATGCCCAGATCAGTTTCTGGTCTGGTATTGCCGACTTGAGATTAGACGCAACGCGATGGGGCGATTTAAGAGATTACGGAATTGAATTATTTACCGCTCATAATCTTATATTATCAAAGAATGATCAAGCGGCAATTGCATTAGGTAATTATTCAGGGCAAGCAAACTCATTAAAGTCAAATAAAAGTGTTGGTGATGTATCGGTAGGGATGGATAATAGCTCTTTTGTTGAAGAGAGAGGCGGCGATTATAATCTAACAAGATACGGGAGATTATTTTTAAGATTAGCAAGACAAATAGGCATTGGCGGAGCAGTAGTATAAATGACTACAGTAAAGCTGAAAACAAAAGTTGATAATACATTAAGCGTTATCAAAGACATTAAAAAGCTAACTGGCTTTGATGTTCTAGTTGGAATACCAGAAGAGAATGCAGAAAGAACAAATGAAGATGGCTCAAAAGCAGACATAAATAATGCCCAACTATTGTATATTCATTCTAAAGGCTCCCCAATACAAAAGATACCTCCTCGTCCATTAATGGAGCCAGCATTAGAAGCTTCTGGGAATAAAGAAAGAATAGATGAAGACTTAAAGAAAGCCGCTCAATTAATGTTGGATGGAAAACCAGAAGCAGCTATAAAAGCATTACATAGAGCCGGTATTGATGGGGTAAATATTATCAGAGATTGGTTTGACGACCCAAGAAATAATTGGCCTCCAAATAAAAGATCAACAGTATTGGCTAAAATAAACAAGAGATATAAAACAAAGAAAACAAGAAAAAAATATAGAGAATTATATGATGCAGGACAAGAAGGGATAGATTCGGTATTAATCGATACTTCACAAATGAAGGATGCAATTGTATATTCAGTAGAAGTAGATAAAGAATAGAAATAAGCTTTAAATATAGCTGTATTTCTTACGAGGATAGCTTGTAAGCTACTTTTATTATTAGTTAAAGGAAAGTTATGATTAACGTATCAGAAGTAATTACAGACCCGGATTTTGCGCAAGCATTTACTGTCTATCGCTCTTCGGGAGATTGGGTATCAGGCAGATGGACAGAATCAACCCCAGAACAAATAACAATGACTGGAGTAATTTCTGTAATGAGCGAAAAAGAATTAAAAGAAATGCCAGAAGGCGATAAAATAAAAGGCGCAATGGTATTTTATACGACACAAGAATTATTCGTTACAAGAAATGGAACAGAAAAAGGAACCTCCGATAAAATATTATGGCGCGGAGATTATTATAGATTATTCAATATAGCTCCTTACATAGATTACGGCTATTACAGAGCAGCCGGAGAACGTATAACAGGAAATTAGCATGACAGAAATAAATAAAACATTATCAGAATTTGAAAACTTTATACAGACATTAATTGTTTCATTGCTT